TTGGATTAAAGACTACCGAGTATCTCTTACTCGTTGTGGACCAGGTAGGAATCGAACCTACTACCTTTTGATTATGAGTCAACTGCTCTAACCGAGTGAGCTACAAGTCCATATCGTTTAATCTAACGATAAAATCTAATATCGTTTCTTTCAACGATAAATAAGGTGCCGGAGGAGGGATTGGCTACCCACACACAGTCCTTTTCGGTTACTGTACCACTTCGAATCAGGCACGTCTAATGGTTGTACTTCCCATTTATTCCGCCACTCCGGCATATTTCTTTTGGTGGAGAAAGTGGGATTCGAACCCACGACCTCTTGAATGCAAATCAAGCGTTCTAGCCAACTGAACTAAATCCCCATTATGTACTCGAAGAGGGACTTGAACCCACACGCCCATACGGACAACAGATTTTAAGTCTGTCTTGTCTACCATTCCAACATTCGAGCAACTTTACAAATATACAAAACTTTTTTTATATATCCAAATTATTCTACATATTTTGTTTGTCCATCTCTTTCATAACAAATTGGGCATTGATTTATTCTTTCTACAAATCTAGCCAAATTATCTATTTTAATCTCAAATAATGATGGATTACCACTAGTTTTAACACTTCTAGGTACTCCGTTATTTGCAGTACCTTTTATATTTAAATAACTTAAACGATTATCCATCATAATAATCATATTTAGTTGAGGATTTTTAGTACAATTTAGTGATTGTATTTTATTACCATCTGCCCATATATCGGTTAAGTTTGGATTATTGCTAACATCTAATGTTGTCAATCTATTATCAGTTAAATATATCCTTTCCATTTTTTGGTTTTTACTTATATCCAATGCTAATAATCCTTTGCTAATACCATAATCTGGATGTCCTGCATCTCTATTATTTTGGAAATTAATTTCTCTTAACTCTCTATTCTGCGAAATATCAATATAAGATATATTATTTTGAGAAATTCCTAATAATTGTAAGTTAGATAGTGCCCTAACATCTAATGTTGTTAAATCATTTTCCCACAGCGAAACCCAAGTTAAATTTATATTTTTTGATATATTTGCATTTATTAAATTATTGTGCTCTATCTGTAACTTTCTTAAATTTTGGAATGCTTCTATTCCATCTAAATTACTTATACCCAATCTATTTGTAATAATTAATTCCGTTATACTTGCCACCGATGCGGTTTTTAATCTACCATCCAATACAAAATCTAAACCTCTATCTATTAGCGCTTGCTCAAATCTACTATCAGATACACTCACATACTCCGGCAATGCCGATAGAGTTGGTGGTGGTGTTGATACAACAGGTGGAGGTGTAAATGTTGTTGGAGGTGTACCAGGTGTAGGTGGTGTATAAACCGGCGCTACATATACAGGTGCAGGTGGTGGAGGTGGGGGTGTATTATCCTTTGTAGTGAATTTTCTAATATCACCATATGATGTACCCCATTTATTGGTAGCGTATGCTCTTAAATAATAAGTAACATTTGATGCTAAACCGGTAATATCTCGCATCTCTCCACCAATACCATCACCCATTTGGATTTTCAAATCAGTTAAATCTGGTATTGGATTTGTACTTATTACTACTCCTCTATCAGTAACTTTGGTGTTTCCTTCACTTTGAATTTCAAATCCAGCTCGCAACGATGTAAATGATATATTTTGTAAATCGTTTGTAGATACTTTTGGTGCAGTATAATTATCAGTAGTAAAGTTTATTTCATCACCATATACAATACCTGCTTCGTTCTGCGTATAAGCTCTTGCATAGTATTTAGTGTTTACCTCTAATTTAGTAACTACTATTTTATATTCACCCAAATCTGTAACTGATGATTTGAATTTCATATCATCAATAGTTGGTTTTTGTGATTTGGATACAACTATCCCACGTTCCTTTAATTCCCCTCTACCTAAATCTTTTACATTACCACTCAATGTTACTACATCTAAACCAATATCAGTTGCTGGATTTGTTTGTATGGTAGGTAATTTGTACTCCAATGTTGAAAATGTAATTTCTTTACCATAGGATGTACCCATAGCATTTGTAGCAAAGGCACGAGCATTGTACTTTGTACCTGCTTTTAGTTTGATTACAACTAAATTGAATAAACCCATACCATTACCCGTATTGAATGTACTATCGGTAGTTGTAGGTGTTGGGTTGGTACTAATACAAAATCCACGCTTTAATATGGGTGTTTCACCATCATCTGTGATATTACCATACAGTTTCACCGATGTTAGATTTATATTGCTTAAACTATCGGTAGTTAAAATTGGTAAAAGGTAATCTCCTGTTGTAAAACTTTTTAATTCACCATAAGCAGTACCATATTTGTTTTTGGCGTATGCTTTATAGTAATAAGTTTTATTTGGAGTTAGCTTATTTAGATGTGATTTAAATTCTGAAACATTTGTATCCAATTTAATGGTACTACCATATCCACTAACATCTGCATTACTTGCATAAATAAACCCACGTTCAATTGTAGGTGAATATGCAACATCTTGTACTTTACCTACAACAAATGCAGATTTTAGTGTAACATTGATTGCATCCTCTGTGAATACAGATGGTGGAGTATCAATTATTGTTGGTTGTAGTGCTTCTTCCTTTGCACAACCTAATAATAGGAAAATACCTATTAGAGTGATTTGTAATTTTTTCATATTTAACTTTTAGATTTTATTTAACAAATATACAACATTTATTTTATATTTCCTAACATTTTTTACTTTTTTATTTTATGGTTGCGTGTGTGGGGTTCGAACCCACTTGGCTTTCCTTATGAGAGATAGCTCTTTTCCACCAAGCCACGCAATCTGGTGTGATTGAAGGGAATCGAACCCTTATTGAATGCACCACAAACATTTGTCCTACCATTAGACGACAATCACCATATGAGGAATCGAACCTCCTTTCCCAACTGAACGTCAGGCGATACACCAAGTATCCTTAACCGGGTGAGGTGAATATTGGATTCGAACCAATGTAAATGCTTTTGCAGAGCACTCCCTAACCACTCGGACAATTCACCATAATGTAGTTCCATAGAGACTCGAACTCCAACTTTGACATCCGTAGTGTCAGGTGCTATCCATTACACCATAGAACCATTGTTACTTCCATTGAGTTTTACGATTATGTTTCCAACTCTTATACTCTCTGTATTTGTGAGAATATATAGGTTTTCCACTTCCGTGTCTACCCCATATCAAAGATGGTGCACAATCATAATACCAGCTACCACATCTTTTAGAACAAATTGGACAATAGTTCCATAATTTGTTCATTCGTTTTACTCTTTCTTCTTTGTTTTTCATTTTGCATTAGTTTAACTAATGCTTATCGAATAATTGTTTCATAGTTTTATTGTTTAATTGCACGTCCTAAAGGATTCGAACCTCTATCATCGCTTTTGGAGAGCGGTATGCTACCATTACACCAAGGACATGTATTTATTTCCAAAGTAAAAAATTACCTTCAAAAAATTTTTCAACCTTTACCCAAAAGTTGAAAAAGTGTAGAGAAAATAGGACTCGAACCTATAACCCCCGACGTATCAGGTCGGTGCTCTAACCAATTGAGCTATATCTCTGTGTAGGGTGAGCGAGACTCGAACTCACAGCCTCTTGCTCCCAAAGCAAGTAATCTAACCATTGATATACCACCCTATGTTGTGAACCCGTTGGGAATCGAACCCAAAACCCCTACATTAAAAGTGTAGTGCTCTACCAATTGAGCTACGAGTTCATTGGTGGAGCAGACAGGTATCGAACCTGTTCCTCTGGATTTTCAGTCCAGCGCAATGAACCTCATCTGCCACTACTCCAAATGTTCCCCACTTCTCCGGCTTAACGGACCGGATGCCATATAGGGAGTGTGAGGAAACTCCGTACTCCTGATAGGATTCGAACCTATAAAACCCGGTTCCTAAAACCGGTGACTTTACCGTTTGTCCACAAGAGCATTATTGTAGTGAGTGAGGGACTCGAACCCCCAACATCCGCCATGTAAAGACGGCGCTCTACCAATTGAGCTAACCCACTATTTCACCATTATGTCAAAGAACTTATTCTTGCGTTGATGGTAGGATTCGAACCTACGACCAATAGATTAACAGTCTACTGCGCTACCGCTGCGCCACATCAACTTATTTTTAAACATAAAAAAACCCCTAACTTTTTGGGTCAGGGGTTGATTTTATTTCAGTATGTAGTTTGGTTTTATCCCAAGTCTACATCGTTTAATATTGTTGCCCCTAACTGATTTTTAATTCCTTTCGAACTAAAATCACACACGCGATTGCCTGCCCACATCAAATTTGATGTCGGTTGATAAGCTATCGTATGCAGGTTAAGAGTTTTCATTTTCTTTATTTATAATAATATATATGTAATTTTTTTATTTTAAGTTAAAAAGATACGGATGAGAATACTCACGTATGCGAACCGGCTTTCGTTGGATTATTGTTTCCCAACTTTTCCACTACCTTTTGGGTAGTACCGATTCAATGCGGGTTAGTTAAGCCAACCACTCATAAAGTTACAAACTACTCTCTCTTTACTCCGCTTCTTCTATTCTGCCGAACAGATTAGCACCTCGCGATGTTAGAAGTTTTTCGAAAGAATCACAGACCTCTTGCGGAGGTATCGTGGCAGGGAACAACTCCCTACTATGTACGCACCTTTCGTTTGCAACTGACGAACACTTTTGCTCTTTTTGTTATAAGTTTGCACTACCAGCAAATTGAGTTTGGTTCGTAGATGGTTTCAAGTAGTGGTTCGCCAACCTGCTCCGTTATCTTTTGAACAACAGAATACTGAACTACTCGATGTGTTATCCCTAACACCATATTTTAAGTTTGCTTCATAACTCCTACCTTGGTAGGTGAAGAGTAAGGATAATAACGACACCACTCGTACTTTATCTTACCTTTCGGTTTTAAGTAAACTCTAATATTGAATCACGCAATTGTTGAAAGGGATTAAGTTTCAGTTTCTCGCAATAACTCTATGGATTATTCTTATTGGTGTTCCCACCTCAACTGAACTATCTACTTTAGCCCAGTCATTTCACCACCCTCTTTACAGTGTTACCCTCAATACTAAAGGTGAAATGATATTCCACTTGCCTACTCAAGCTCCTTTCGAAGCCGCAAATCACTTAAACCAAATGATTCACTTTATCCTACTTTCGTAGTTTATTTCACGACCATAGGCGGCCGATGTACACTATGTAGAACTAGTCTACTATGTGCTTATATTTTAAAGAACGATTTTAGTTTGATTGACCGAGTATCTTTCATCACCTATTGGTCTCAAATCTATAATACAAATATACGAAACTTTTTTCATATATCCAAAAACTTTTTAACTTTTTTTTTTGTTGAACATTTTCGGCTATGTTTACTTACACCATCTATGCTTCCTACTTCTGAACAACATTACAAATATACGAAACTTTTTTCATATATCCAAATGATTTCTCATTTATTTTTGGTTGCGGGAGACAGAATCGAACTATCGTAGACCTGGCTTATGAGACCGGTGGGAAACCAACATCCTCCCCGCGATTTATTATGATACAAATATACGAAACTTTTTTCATATATCCAAATGATTTCTCATTTATTTTTTGTGGAGATGCGCGGATTCGAACCGCGGTCCAAAGAACTAACTAATATGTTTCATTCACAAGCTTATCCAATTTTTCTAAACTGGCAAATTTTTTCCCCACTCTTATTTAGAGAGTCAGCGAGCCGTACTCTTTACTAATTTTACTAGTTGTAACTTTCTGTTTCCAAGTTGTCACCACTCATACTGCGTTTCCCTTTTGGGATTAGGCAGCGATAGCGTAATTAAATTCGCCTTTTACTTTGTGATAGGTTTAAGGTTTCCAATCTAACCTTGCTTGCATCAACTATACTATTTATGATTCCTGTCAAATCCAGTCATCCCCTTATTTCAAATAACTTATATAAATATACGAAACTTTTTTTGTAATTCCAAATAATATATATCTTTTTTTTAAAAATTTCTACCAGAAAAATTACAATTAAAAGATATAGTTATTCTTTCGTTTAGTGTAGGTTCAACATAATGAGCTAACCAACTTGGAAATACTATTATCTTACCCTTTTCAGATAATACTTTATGCTTTTGACCTCTTTCACAAAAAACAGTATTAGAATCCGAATCTGTTAAATACCATACGCCAGATATTATTTCATTAGGATGATGGTGGTATTCTTGAAATTTTCCTTTTGTATAATAGTTCCACCAAATTTCATAACTAAATTTATATTTTTTACCAAATACATCGTATGCTGGATGATTTTGTTGTATGTATAAAACTTTATCTATTAATGTCTCAACATAATTTTTTCCATATAACAAATCACTTTGAGTACCAAATGATGATAATACGCCCCCATCCCAGCCTATTGGAGTTTTATATATGCTTTTATCATTATCAATTTCTTTTTTAATTCCTGTTATTAATTCATTAGGAACTTCTAAATAATCTTCAAATATTGTTACAGGAAATATATCAATAGATTTCATACTTTTTAAATTTTTTTATAAAAATAAAAAATATTTTTAATTAATTTTCAAAATTTAAAATAATATTACCACCTGCAGTAATTCTATCTTCTGTTGAATTTGGTGATAATGCAGGCAAATGTTCTAATTCTGCTGGAAATGTGTATATATAACCATATTCAGGAAAAAAAGAATGGTAAGTTACTCTGTGTTTAGCATCTATAATTTTACTATCTCTAAAAAATAACTTTCCTTCGTCTCCGTTACAATTGTTTGGTAAATTTACATAATATACCCAAGTGTAATCTGTAAATGTATTGGCAAAATCCGTATGAAATCTTAAATGATTGTGCCAATCCGTATTTGGTAATTCTGGTACTGCTATATAAAACCACCCACGTTGATAACCACTTATAACTTTTTTATTTTCTATGGTTTCATATGTTTCTTTTACTTTATTATAACACAAAGTAAATAATTTTCTAGTTTCATCACCACATAGTGATTGTCCATCTATTTGTATACCGGGTATTTTAAGCTTTGGGTCTTGAAACCTCTTTCCTGGTATCCACAAGTCCATATCAATGCGTAATTCGCTAATAACTTTTTGATTTTCAATTTCCTCAAATTTAATTTTATAAATTTTATAACCTAAAAAATCTATTTCTTCGTAACTATTCATAACTATTTATACTCCTATTTTATATTTTTTAATGCTCTTGCAGTTGCTATCCACTTTTTAGCAGTTGGATTTGTTATTGGTTGTGCCATAAATCTAGCTGCTGCTTTAGTTACATCACCATGCTTAACACCTTTTACTGAATTATCTACAATTGAAAACTTATATCCACCAAATAATTGTTGGAACTTACCCAAATTATTTTGAACTTCTTTCCACGTCTGTGCAACTATATCATCTGATAATGTTCTATCTCTTTTTTTGTTATTTTCTTTTGCTACTTCCAGAGATGTATTTACAAATACCATATAACAATCGTATCCCAAATCTTCTGCGTGTGCTTTTTGTTTAGATATTTTATTATAATCATGTCCAGTACCATCAATAATCATACCCAATCTACCGGCTTCGTAAAAATCTTTTAATTGTTTTGTTATTCCTTTTGCTTTATTACGAATTGAATCTGATGCGTTTCCTTGTATCTTATCCCATAATTGTGGGTCTTCCTTCTCAATCTTTGCTAAATCTTTTGGACTGATGCCATTCTTTTTTAATTCAGCTTCAAATGCAGAATCTGAATTAACTACTTTTAAACCAGATGGTGCAAACTTTGTATAATCGGTTATACCAAATATTTCTTTTGATATATACCCCTTACCAACACCGGCTCCACCTGCTAAAAATATACACTTAAAGATACCAGGGTCATCAACTCCCTCTGCAATCATTTGCTCTTGCAACTTTTGCTTTGTTCTTTGTAAGTATATACTTAAAGTAGATAGTTCATCTACTGCTTCGTTTAATAAATGTTTTGACATATTTAATTTTCTTAATACCTATATAAATATATGTTTTTGATTAAATATGTGTCCAAATTTCTCTGTTAATAATTTTTCTAATGTTGGTTGTAGATACTCCATAGTTTCTAGCAATTACCTTTATGTTGCGATGACCTATTGCCCATAGATTTCTTATGATTTCTACCTGAACATCTGTAAGTTTATGGTTAGGGTGTTGTTCTCCTCGTAACATTTATTAAAGTCCTACATTTTCCCAATTCGAATTGATGAACCCAGCATCCCTACCAACGGCAACTGCCATAGCACGTGCGTTTTCGGGCTCACCCTTTGAATTGTTGTTGATTAAAATTCTTTCTTCTCGACCGATACCCATTACTAACTGATGGTAAAGAATACCCGCGTTTAACATTTGTTGTTTAGTTATCAATCTCAAATTCTCTGGTCTTGCAGTAGTTAAAACAATATAGTGTCCGGCATTAACCCACTCTGTCATCTTCTCTTTCACACCCGGTAGAACATTAACTATGTTCGGGTCTAAATCTTCGAATCGAACTTGCTCAATCAAAGTCCCGTCAATATCACTAAAAATAGTTTTGTAATTTTGTTCTCGTATCATATCTTTTTAATGTTTAACTCTCACTACTCTATAAAGGTAAGCAAAATAATTCACATTTCCTAATTTTTAACCATTTATTTTACAAATAATTTACACCCCATACGCCGTATGCTGCAGTTCCATCAATGATGTTACCTCTACTATGTTTGGCAGGAGAGTCACGAGAGGCGGCCTTCATTAAATCACCTTTCTTAATTGGTACTCCTTTGTAATCACCATCGAAACGAGAGATAAAACCCCACACCGAACCATCCTTAATCAATTTAATAAATTTAGTACCAACTCGCATCTCTAATACCGGTACAGTTAAGTTTGATAAACTAGTTGCGTAGTATTCTGCAATTTCTAAATTTACTTTGGCAATAAATGCGTCAACGATTGGGTTATTGTAATCTTTCATATCTTTATTGTTTAATGTTTAACTCTTATTACTTTATAAAGGTAAGCAAAAAATATCACATTTCCTAATGTTTTCTTAATTATTTTTACACCATTGGAAACCCCGCAGAAGAATTGGTAGTTGAACGAGTTGATACCGAAACTGCTAACGCATCCATTGATGCACCTTTGGGAGCTCTAATTACAGGTGCCCATCCTTTGGAGTGATTACTATAATGAGGTCTAGCATAAGAGGGCGTTGGGTTTGTACCAATCGCATCCCACGAAGATTCCCACTTATCAGGTAATACACCATCTTTAATAAAAAAAGCAGGAGAATCTTCAATCAACCCCATAGGTGTAATATCTTTTCTATTAACTTTACGGAATGTGTTGATACGATTTTCTTTATCTACTTCGATGAATAGAACTGAACGAGCTTTAACCTTACATACTTTAAGGAATTTAGTTCCCTTTTTACCATCTTTGGAAACTACCACGTGAACCATTTGACCAATTAAATTTTCCATATATTTATTATTTATGTTTAACTTTTATTACATAGTAAAGGTAAGCAAAATAATCCATATTTCCTAATGTTTTCTAAAATATATTTTATCTACCAAAACCGATTTTAGGTTTATCCACTTCCGTTTTATATTGCTCTGTATTGATATTATATATATCGGCTAATGTCATTCCTTCCGTTACTACATTATCCATTCCTAAATGTTTAATAAGAATATTAGTATCTTCTACATTCAGTTTATCAAACTTATGTTCCGCAATCAATCTACCTTTTCTTAATAGGGCAGAATCAATCTTCTCCTTATCCATATTGAATGTTGCTATAACACTAATGTTTAGAATATCACCCAATATACCATCGGTAATGTTTAAAATATTGGATACACCAGTTGATGAATGTGTATTGTTTCTATCCCCAATAATCTTTTCAGCATCTTCAATAACCAAAATACAATCTTTATTGTCCATTAGGAATGGTACAAAATCTGGATTAACAATACTCTCTGCCAAAATTGGTGGTAAGAATAACACCTTTCTCTTCATATGGTTTGCCAACCATTTGATATATGTAGTTTTGCCAGTACCCGGTAGACCATGCAATAATACTAATCTGCCTTTTTGGTCTTTTTTAGATGTAAGTGATGCTATAATTGATTCGTTTATCTTTACAAAATCTTTACCATAGTTTAATTCTAAATCAATCTTTGGTTTTGGTAGTTTGAACTCTTCCGTTTCAAATCCATAGCTAGTAGATTTTAATAAGTGTATCTTACCTTCTTTGTTTTGTCTGGATAATTTGAGTATAGAATCTAATATTTCTTTATTTAAAGTATCTATATTACAGGTATAAGAAAACGATAATCTATATTCGTTTTTCTTTTGTTTTGTAGGTAATACCTCTCCGTATTCTAATGCATCTGTAAAATCATCTGCATTTATTTCTGCAACACCTACTACAATTATATCCCCGCCGATTCTTTTCTCATAACAAGAATTTAATTTAAAATCTTTTGGTGATACATAATATTGAGATTGTTGAATGATTGTAAAACCAGCCTCTGACAAGATTGACATTATCTTCTTATCAAACTTTATATCTGCCGTAAACTTTGTTGTGTTGAATAATTTACCAGTCTTTAAGGCAATATACTTGCCCAAAGAAAAATCATCTGCGTGACCAGATGAATATAGTTTTTCCATATCTGTATTCATATATTACATTTTTCTCCACACCCAAACAGGTTCGCAGAATGTTTTACCAATATTTTCTTTTGCTTTTTCGATTTCTTCTTCGGTGAATCTAGCTTCATCACCTTCAATCATTGCACCTGCTCCAATACTACCCGGTCTTTTAGCCATTTCCATGCCTAAACATCCTTGATACTCTGCACCTGGCATTGTTCCTATAAAATCATTCATAGGGTTTGTAATCTCCTGATACCCTTTACCATCTCCTTTTGAGGATGCGTACACATCGGCAATATTTACTGCCAAATACCCACCCTTACGGATTGATGGCCATAAGTTATTAATTACTTTGTGTAGAAACAACTCATTCCAAGCATCTATGTTTTTATATCTTACCCAACTTTGTGTATCATCGTATGAGTATCTCTCCACATTAAAGTATGGTGGTGATGTAAATACAATATCAAAGTAATCTGGATATTGTGTGAAATCAAAATCTTCAGCAGGTGATTCGTGGAATGTTGCTCTTTTTTCTGTTTCAAAGAACCCATTATTCTTTTTATAGAACTCTGCCTGTTGTTCATAAATTGGGTGGTTTTCTTTACGCGGGTCAATACCTACATAATGTTCTCCGTTTTCTGATGCCATAAATCCACACAATCTATCTCCCCAACCTGCTGAAAAATCCAATACATTCTTTGCTCCTACGAAATCGTATAATGCTTTTGCAACATTAGGTTTGAATTGAGAACAAATATACTTTCTTAAACTCAAACATACACGTAAGTTATTTCTATTTATTTCTTCAAACTTTAAAGTATATAACCCACCCATAAGTGAATGCATAAATTCTTTTGTTTCCCAAGTTCTTTTAGGACCTGGCGATACTGTACCATCCACACTCCAACGATTTGCTTGTTGAAAGTAATTTGATGCCGCATTACCAGTATTCAATCTACGGAAGTATAAATTCTTTCCGTTGTAAGTTATTGGGTAACGAGATTCGGATGCCTTACGTGGAAACCATTCACCTTCTACCATAAGGTTTTGATGACGAATACCTTTTGTTGCTAGATATTCACTTCGTGCTTCCTTTTCAGTTAGTTCGGCGTATGGAATTGGATACTCCATTAAAACTTGTCCAAGAGTTTCTTTCACGTCTTCTTTATCAAACGTGTCTTTAATATATGTCCACTCTTCTTTTGGAATATGGAGGTAAGGGGTCATCCCCTTATACTTGTCAAAATAGTCTAAATACATAATTCAAATATAACACATTTTTTTTTAAAAACAAAATAATTTATTCTAAACTTTTTATGTAAGAACCACCAATATTCCAAAATAGAATTTTACCATCTAATTTTTGTATATTTTCATCTAACCAATACCACATTTTCTTATCCCAAAATTCATTACAATCAAATGGGACTTCATAATTTGGCATCATATCATCAAATGCGTATGGTGATTTGTAAATATGGACGTTGTTTATATCTCCGGCTTTATTGTATTCTAATATATTTCTAGTTGAGTTAATTGATGACATTGTAATTCCGTGCACTTGTCTTTTGTTTTTTAGAATATCTTTCCAATCTTTGTATTCTAAAAATCTTCTAATCAAACCCGAACAAGTTACACCTGCTCCCATCGAAACAACTAAATGGTCAAAATCTTCGTTCTGTAATACCTCATCCATTCTACTAGCCATATAATCAACATACATTGGATGATTAAATGCATATGGTAACATCTGCCAACCATTTGTTTTAGCAATACCCGATAATTTATTACTCAACAAAGCCATCATGTTTGGTTTCATTGGGAATAGGGTTGCTCCATTTTCTTTTATTTTTTCTAAAAGATTTGGTGGATACTTTTGTGTATCTGGATATGCCGATATGAACTCAATACCTTCTTCTTTGCATAGTTGTGATAGAACCCACCCAGTCCAACTACCATATACGGATAAGTGTGCTAATGGTTTTGATTTATCAATTGCTTCACTCTGTAATATTCTACGGATGCCTTCAATCTTTGCCCAATGTGGAAATATTTTACCATCCCCAACTAAATCATCTCGCTTAACATGAACCTTACGCCCTTTTAGTTCGTAAATTTGGATTGGTGTTTGTATTAAATCCACTGGTAAATCCCCATATTAGTTGATGTTAATTCTGCTTTCATTTTCTTATGTGAAAATCCATTTATTTTTTCAAAATTATCACCGATGACGTGCAGCATATTTTTACGATTACGGAAATTTATATTGGAATCATTTAATATAAGTTCTTCAATATATTGTTTGAAATTAGTTCCTTTTTGAAATGCCCTCTTTTCTTGCTCAATAATTTCTTCTGGTAGATATGGTCTAAACGCATCTGCTAATGGTAACTTCCATTGACTTCCTTTTGATAAAAACTCATCCGTTAGGTTTGTTGTAAAATCTAAAAAATCAGTATCAAAGAATGGGCATCGTAATTCAATTGTTCCATAATTCATAAAGATAGTATTACCTCTCAACAAATTACCATAGTATTGTTTTTCAAATAGTTTTTTTCTAATATCACTCCAATCTGGTTTCTTACTGAACATACGAATCATACCGTATGAACCATAAGATTCATCACTGCCTTCACCACTAAACGCAACTTTGATTCCATCCTTTGCCATTTGTTCTGCAATGAATGATTGTAGGATTCCCACTTCCATTTGAACGGTTGATGGGTACTCAATCACTCTAATTGAATCTATAAATCTTTGCTTTAGTAATTCTTCATCGCGTGGAACAAATACCTCTACTAATTCTACTCCTAAATGTTTTGCACATACTCTTGCTTTCTGTAAATCAGGTGATGATTGGTCAAACGCAATTGTATAAGCTTTTAAGTTAGGTATTTTTGTAGAAAGTAAATAAGTAATAACTGCAGAATCAATACCCCCACTCAATGATGTAGCAATTGGGACATCTGATAATAACCTTTTATCTACTGCATCTCTTAATAACTGATATGTTTTTTTTCCAACCTCTTCTCGTGTTGGTAAATTTGTAATATCATTACTAAAATTAAAGTAGTAGTTACTATGGACATCTATTTTATTTGTATCCAAATTAATCTCTACCAAAGAGTTTTTAGGAACAAACTTTATATCAGCACCTTTGTGTGTATTTATTATTGATTTTAATTCACTTGCTATTATGTAAGTACCATTGTTAAAAATATATAAAGGTAATTTACCCACCCAATCTCGTGATAAAATTAGTTTGTTTTTATCATAAATAACAAACGAAAACATACCACTTAATCTTTTAAGTTCGTTCTCTTTATATAGGAATAAAATAATTTCAGAGTCAGAGTTTGATTTAAATGTATAACCTCTTTCCTCATATTCCTTTCGTAGTTGTGGGTAGTTCCATATCTCACCATTTACTACTAACTGCACACCTTCGTATTCCATTGGTTGATTACCTAATGGTGATGTATCGTTAATAGATAGACGATTATGTCCTAATATAATGTTCTTATCATTATACTGAAACTCCATAATACCACGATTATCTTTACCTCTGTGTGAAATGATTTCTAACATTTCGTTCACATCTTTTTTTGTATAACCAATGGTTGCTACAATCCCACACATATTATTTATTTAGGATTTCTAATAACTTATTTGTTTTTTTAGTTTCATCGTTCATCTTACCAATATGACAAGAGTGAGCCAATATACTAACCTTTTCCAATTCTAAATTAGATTCTTTGGCTAGGAATTTACCTAACTTTACTAACGCAGAGTAATCAGCATAACCACTTTTAGATACTCTGTTTGAACGCAACATTGCAGTTAAATACAATTTGCCATTACGAGGTTTAATATCAATACCCAACATACACGGTTGTGAGTATGGGTTTCGTGCATCACGTGATGGGTCAAACACTATTAACTCACATCGTTTTACTGCTTTACCTGTCTTTAAGATTTTGATTACATTTTCAACCTGATTAAATGTTCCTTGCCAAGCAATCATTCTTCCCCAATAGGAATCGTGCCAATGGTCTTTGATAAAGGTATATTCTAAACCTTCCTCTGCTGCAAAGAAATCGTTGATTGGTTTTTTAGGTTGTGGTTCTACGAATGTAACAGATGATGCGAAATCAATTCTATCATCACCCATTACATCTCTAAAATGTTGGTCAAACCATTCATCACTTTGGAATTGTGTAATTTCTGTCATTACATTCAATTCTTCCGTAAGGTCACCAACCTTTATTCCGTTTGCCAATATGTATTTGGATACTTTTACCCAAGCATCACCCGGTGATACTGCTTCTATAACTGTCATAACATTTTAATTTTTACAAAGATACGAATAAATTAAGACTTATCCTAATTTTTTACTACAAACTTTCGTTAATAGCGTTGATGTATGCAATTTTAGATGATACACCTGCAAATCGTTGAACTTCTTTACCATCTTTTTCAATAATGACAGTAGGAACTGAACGGATATTGTATTTTGATGCTACTTCGTGTTGTGAATCTACATCGTATTCTTCAAATTGAACACCACTAATGGCTTGCTTAACCTCTTCAAAAATTGGCTTTAATGTTTTGCATGGTCCACACCATGTTGCTGAAAATTTCTTTACACTAATCATTTTTATCTTCCTTCTTTATTTTGTTTTTCTTTAAATTCATCATATGCATCCAATAATGCGTCTACTACTGGGTGTCTGTGGTTTGTTAATAGAGTTTGTGAATCCATATCTTTAATCTTCTTTGCAGCAGTAACTAAAAACTTAAATCCACTTTCTCCTTTATATTTTAAATCTACTTGTTGTGAATCGCCACATACAACCATCTTGCTTCGTAATCCCAAACGAGATGTAATCATTTCCATCTGGTCATTAGTACAATTCTGTGCTTCATCTACTATAATGAATGCATCTAAAAATGTTCTACCTCTCATAAATGCCAATGGTACAATCTCAACTTGTCCGTTTTCTAAAATCTTATCAATCTTTTCTTTGTTATACAATTGATAAAAATTAGAATAAACAGGTTGCATCCACGGTTCCATCTTTTCTCTTAAATCACCTGGTAAGAAACCAATCTCTTCTTTACTTACCGTTGGGCGAGTGATGATGATTTTATGTACCGTTTTCTTAAATAACATATCCAATGCTACTTGGCAGGCAAGTAATGTTTTACCACTACCTGCTTTACCACTTAATATTGTAATTGCGTTATTTAGGATTTTCTCCTTTGCTTCTTTTTGTTCTTCGTTAAGTTGAATTTGAAATTTAATTGGTCCTTTCGGTTTATCAATTAATTCTTCTTTTATTTTTTCGGTCAATTCTTTGTTTTTATTTGATAAGTTCTCACCCATAACACTATTGTTTATTTTATCCTTCACAAGCTACACATTCAGGGTCCATTGCCTTTGCCGCAATGTCTCCTCTTAATACACTTTCTGTTCTCATATAGTAAAGAGTCTTAACTCCTTGTTTCCAAGCTTCCATAGTTACTTGATTTATCCATTTTGGCTCTGCCGTTGCAGGGAATGCCAGATTTAATGAAACCGATTGGTCTATATATTGTTGTCTTACACCTGCTTGTTTTACTAAATCTAATTGATTTATTTCTTTGAATGTTTTAAATACATCTTTAACTGAACTACATCTATGTGCTCTTTCATCTATTGATACTTCTTTACATTCAACTAACTTACCTTCCGAAAAACACCAATCATCCAAGAAATCTAAATCTTGTACCGAACCACCATCTGCTAAAATCTTATCCCAAACTTCTTTGGTATTTTTACCCACCTTTCTTAACACTCTTTCTAACTCTGGGTTCTTACGAATGAATGTTCCCTTTGCAGTTTGTTCTGTAAATACATTAGCTGCCCACGGCTCAATACCACTACTAACATTACCACTCAATTTAGAGTTTGATACTGTTGGTGCTACTGCTCTCAAGTGAGTATTACGGAAACCTGTATCTCTACACCATAGGGGTTCTCCCAATTCAGCTGCCATATCTCTACTTGCTCTTTCGCTTTCAATTTTCATTTGAGAGAAAATCTTACGAGTTTCAAATTGTGCTTGCAACCCTTCAAATGGAATACCCTTTTGTTGTAGGTATGTATGCCACCCCAAAACTCCTAATCCAAGAGCACGTCCTTTGGTGGCTGAACGAACTGAATTATCAAATCCAACTAATCCTTTGGCTCTTTGGATAAACTCCTCTAATACCCCATCTAAAAACATTGTAGCAGTATAGACTAAATCAGTATCTTTCCACTCATCATATTTAGCCAAATTCAAAGAACTTAAACAACAAACAAACGAATGTGATTCATCTGTGTGTAATACAATTTCAGAACAAATATTGGTCATAAAAACCTTTAATCCATTCTTTTTATATGCTTCTGGGTTTTGTTTGTTTACATTACCCTTAAACATAATATATGGTTCACCAGTTGCCTTTCTTTTTTGTAATAACTTACTCCACTTTCTTCTTGCTTCCGATTCTCCTTCTTGCAACTTATTCATAAACTTATCACCTACTACTGCACATTGGTGCATATTAAGCGATTGACGGTTTACATCTCCTTTGGGTTCTCTAATCTCCAACCAATCTTCAAAATCCTTATGGTCAATATTCATATTTACAGAGGCTGCACCTCTACGAACTGAACCCTGATTTGTTGCTAATATAGTTGAATCGTAAATCTTACAAAATGGAACTACACCATCGGATGTTCCGTTACCAGTAATCTTTGCACCTGCTGGTCTGATTTGGTTTATACCAATACCAACACCACCACCATGCTTTGCCAACAACATTAACTCTAAATTCTTTGAACCAATTTCATAGATACTATCACCCACATCTATACCAAAACAAGAGATTGGTAAACCTCTATCCGTACCTGTGTTTGATAATACCGGTGTTGCTAAACACAACCACCCTTTCCAAATGTAATCAAAAAACTTTGTGGCAAGTTGTGGTTTACCCAATCGTTGTGCAATCTTTGTAGATACACGCCAATAGGCATCCTTTGGTTTCTCACCATCTTGTAAGTAACCTTTAGATATAGTCTTTACATATACCTCATTATTTCCCCAGCTTGGGAAATCTACATCTAGCTCCCAGCCTAATTCTTCTCCGTAATTTCTCATAATTTAATTAAAATATATCTCCCCAATCTTCACCTTCACCTGCTTTTGAATAATCCGTTGGTCTCATTGCAAAGAAATCAGTATGAGTGACACCTCCTGTCAAATGATAAAACCAATCCAACTCACTTGCTTTCTTTTCATTGTATTGAAAATAATCATCACCACCTACAAATGGATTGTAACCTAATTCTCCTAATTTTTCATTGATTCGTTTTGTAATGAAATGTTTTAAATCATCTTTTTTAAGATTTTCTAAATCACCTCTTTCAAATATTTTATCAATATACTTGTGTTCCAAACCTTGCATTATATGTGCGGCTTCGTATATAGAAGCCTTTGCTTCCTCTAACAATTCAGGAAACTCTTCACATATATGTCTGAATAATTGACAACCCATTTTAGAATGTAGTGATTCATCTCTCACACTCCACTTCATTTGTTGTCCAATTCCTTTCAATAGATTTCTCATTTGAAAAGAATATAGAACTGCAAATGAAGAGTATAGTGCTACACCTTCTGCAAATGCAGAAAAGATTGCTAAACTTCTTGCTACTTCTTTTCTTGCAATTGGGTTTGTTCTTATGTCTTCTGGTGTCCAATCTGCGGTAGTTTGTGTTAGCATTTCAAATCTTGCTCTCATTGCATCATCGTGTAAGAATCCTTCAAAGTCATCTAACCCCAATGTTTCATTTAAGTAAGAATATGCTACTGCGTGGATTGTTTCTTGCGAACCAAACAACATAGCCATTTGTCTTATTTCGTGCTTTGGAAACCATTTAGTAACCATACCCGTCCAATAATCAGAAACTGCACATTCTGTTTGAGCAAAACCCAATAGAATATTTCCAACCAAATTCTTTTCAGCAGGTGTAAGATTTTCATTCCAATCTTTAACATCACCTTGCATCGGTATTTCAGTATGTAACCAAAACGCTTGAGCTTGTAATAGCCAACCCTCCGTATAATAAACAGGGTATTCAAATGGTTTATATGCTACCCTTTCCGTAAATAATTTGCTCATAGTTTTTTTATCTAATTTCAATTTTAGGTATAGATAAGTATTGTATATACTACCTTTTCCACCCAACTTTTCATAGGATTTTTCTATGTAAGTGTGGTAGTTTTTTAAGTATTTTAACCCATGTCAGATGGCATATTTTCCAAATACTTTTTGTGTAATAATTTCTTTTCTATCTGAACTCCATTATTACTTTCTTTGGTTGCCATAATACCATTTGATGATTGAGCATCGTATATTTCTATCTCACCTTTCATCGTGTCCATCTTTGTTGGGAATGTTAAACCATCTGGTCCAAATCTGTTTTTCATCACGTGAACCCTTGCAGTATTTGCCAACTTGTCTTTATCCTTACGAGATACACTCATAATAAAATCAGCTGTCATTACTTTAGCATAGCTATCTGCAATTGAATCTGCGTGGATTACTTCATCTTCTAATGCACCTCTGTTAGTTTGTGATGCCGTCCAAATTGGAACTCCAAGTTCTCCACCCATACCGCGTAGTTCTTCATACACTCCACCCAACTCTGCGTATAAACCATCTCGTTTATTTACAGGTTTAAGTAAATCGGCATAATCTACAATAATAAGATGTGGAATAAATCCTTGCGCTCTTAATTTATCAATATGGGATTTCATAGTTTTTACACTAGCTCCCCTATTTGGATAATTTTTAATCATTAAGCGAGCAGAATAACCTTTTAGTTTTCTTTGGATTTCTTCTTTGTTGTTCTTTAAATCTGCTAAAGGAATGCCTGTATAAATTGTATCATATCTACAACCTACATAGTTCTCACTTAACTCCAAACTATAATGTAACACATTGAAACCAAGTGCTACTGCATCTGCGCCCAACTTACACAACAACCAAGTCTTACCAATACCTGATGGTGCTACTACAACACCCAACTCACCTGGCCCTAATCCACCATCCATCAACTCATTGATTGGTTTCCAACCAGTAGGTACGGAGTTTCTTTTTACATCTTCTAAACGATATAGAATATCTAAAAAGTAATCGTGTCCTAAATTGTTTTCTAAACCAGCTCTTAAAGCATCCTGAATAAGTGTTCCTACCTCATCATACTTACCACTTTGTAGTAAATCAACTGATTGAAAGATTGCAGATTTAAGTTTTTGTCTTTTACAAAATTGTAAGTATTCTTGCTTAATAAAATCCGAATCTGGTGAAGCAAATAAATCATAGACTTGCTGTAACCTGTCCACAATCATTTTCTTTTGGGCATCCGTTTCTACCTCATTCAATTTTACTTTGAATACATCTAATGTAGGTGCAGAATTATTGTTTAAATTGTAAGATACAATCTCGCCAACTATCCATCTGTCTGCTTCTAATTCAAAAAAATCTTTTTTGGTTATATCGGAAACTTGATTTAAGAAAGGTTGGGATTCCAACAATGATGCAACTACTTTTGCCTGATATGATTGACCAAACTTTTGTAGATTATCTATTGTTTCCATTATTGCTTATCCTGCTTCTTTCTTTTTAATTTCTTTTCCTCAACTGATAAATTATTATCAACTGCAACTACTACTTTTTCTTTTGGTTTTACGCGCAATGCTTTCCACTCTGATTTTGGGACGAATGTCCATCCGTAAGATTTTACCTTTTGGTCAGCTTCTGTTTCTAATACTCTTCGGATTTCTCCGTCTTTACTTTTAATGCACTTCATAGATTTCTCTCCGCGTTTAAATTGTTATTTACTATATTTGTTAATTAAACTAAAATTTTTTATTATCCAATTATTTACATCTCCCAATGCATCAATAACCTTCATACTCATTGCTTTTTTAATAAAAGATAATTTATCTAATTTGGATACATTCTCCTGATATTTAGCATTAATCTTTAATCTCGTGTTAGATGATATTTCTGGGTTTTCTAATTGCATTAATCTGAAATTTCTTTCTACAATTGGTTTTCCATCTATAATATCTTTGTAAATTTTAGGTCCTTTACCAGAACCACGTTCTTCACATAACTCAAATAATTTATCAAACTCTATTCTTTCCGATTCCACCACTTCTGGAAATCTCTTAATAATTGTTTTGAGACCACACCCACCAATGCCATTAATATTATCAGAGGTGTCACCATCAAGACAACGATATACCATAAAATTATTGGGATGGATGCCAAACTCCTCAACAATCGTTTGCTCCGTATATAATTTCTTTTTGCTTGGTGAGTAAACTTCAACATTTGATTTAACTAATTGTAAAAAATCCTTATCAGATGACATTACTATTGCTCCATCATCTTCCGTAACTAATTGTGATGCAATATATCCAATCACATCATCTGCTTCTATACTATCAAACAACATAATATCAACAGGAAGATATTCAAGCAATTCTATTAGGCCAATCATTTGGCGTTTCATAGAAACACTCTCATCTTCCTTTGACATCATATCTTCATATTGACGATTTACTCTAAAACGGCTTTTACCTCTATCAGCTTTGTATCCACTAAATATCTTTTTACGGCTATCCGAACCACCTTTACCATCAAATACAATGATACAACGAGTTGCTTTGTATTCTCTGATTGCATAACCTATACTCTTTAGGAAGCCAGTTATACCACCGATGTGGTCACCGTTATCATCCATTGCGGGATTTACCGTCCATGCTCTGATAAAAGTATTTAATCCATCTACTAATAGAACTTTTGAGTTTAATGATTGGTCTTTTACTTTCGTATGTTCCTCACTAACTTCATCTAATAACCTTTTATATAACTCGTTCATATGTTTGTTTATTCATCACCCAATACTGCCGTATCTACTACTAGATTATCTGTATCTAATGAATCCTTTTTGTATTGTAGAATAGTAAACTCACAAATTCGTTTATATATTTGTTCTTTTACCGATGGGTTATTTTCCAGCAAATCTTGCAATTCTTTGGCTTGGAATTTAAATTCTTCACCAGTTTCAACGTCAACATATGTGTACCATGCACCACCTTGCTTAACAAAGTCATAATCTTTCATTGCTCCCAACCATGCTCCGTAGTTGTCAATACCTCTATCAAAGAAAATATCAAAATCTGCTGAACGCAATGGTGGCCCTAATCTATTCTTAATAACATTGGCTCTTACTTTGATACCAACTACTCTTTCATTACCCTTTGCATCCTTTGCTTTGATTTTACCGGTTGATGCTAATCTCAACCTAACCGAAGCGTGGAAAGCAATTGCTTTACCACCTGATGTAGTCCAAGGGTCTGAAAATGCCATTGCGTTCATCTTTTGGCGTAATTGGTTTGTGAATACTAATGTAATCTTTTGTCTACCAATCACATTTGTGATTTTTCGCATTGCTTTTGAAATGATGATTGCCTTATCAGTTGCGTATCCATCCTTACCATAATCAGCTTCCAGCTCTCTCTGTGTAGATGCTGCTGCTACTGAATCAACTACGATAGTTACTAACTTATCTTTATCACCTTTTCGTACTTGCTCAATGATTGTATCAATTGTTTCAAATATATCCTCTACGGTATCAGCCGTAATATATAATAGTTTGGATACATCTACACCAATCGCATCAAAGAACTCTCTACTTACCGCAGTTTCGGTATCAATCAATACTGCAACACCACCTTGCTTTTGCGTTTCTGCTAACACGTGTGCTGATAATAATGATTTACCACTCTGCTCTAATCCCGTAATTTCCGTAATTCTACCAATTGGAAAACCTCCAAATGGTCTATTGGAAACTGCCACATCCAACATAGTTGCCCCAGAGGACACCCACCCCGTTATATTGGTGGGTGCATCCTCCGAGTCATCATCTAAAAAGAACGCAACCTTTTGGTCTTTGTATTTCTTATTTAGATTATCGGCAATTTGTTGTGCTAAATCCACTTGAACTTTTGCCATTGTAACTCCTTTTTATTTTATGAATTAAATAAATCTTCAAATGCCGAAGCTACATCAACTTTGGTAGAAGCAGGTTTTTGTTCTGCTACATCCCACGGTAACTCCGTAACTGGCTCTGCCGATTTAGGTACTGAAATTGGTTGTGGTGCTACTTGCTCCTGAACCGTTTGTGGTTGAGGTCTTAATGATTCCGATGCAACCGATGGTGCAGGTGAATCTTCATCCTCATGTTGTGCTGTTGGGTTTAACCAATTTTCTAAAACACCTTTTAGTTCTGCATAAGTTAATTCACTATAAATGTCAGTAATTTCAGTCTGCTCATTTAATAATTTGTTATTCAACTCTGCATTATCAGAAATTGGTGTTTGGTTTGGCTTAACACGAATACGAGTTTCTGGATAAGTTTTACCTTCTGCTTCAACAATCTCAATTACTACATCTCTACCTGTTTCGGCATCTGTAATATCACCGTAATCCGGGTCAGAAATGATTGCTAATACTTCTTGATAAACTGTCTTACCAAATCCCCAAAACTTAACACCTTGTCCTTCTTCACCACGCACTACGATTGGTGCAAAGGTACGCAATTTTGGCTCCATCTTCTTACCTGCTTTCCAATTTTCAGTATCACCTAATCGTTTTAACTTTTCGGCAAACTCTAAAATCG